TCGAACCCCTGGTGGTCCACCAAAATAAACCCGCACTACTGTGCGGGTTTTTCTTTTGACATCATTTTTATCAGGGTGTCCTTTGACATCATTTTGACATCAATTAGAATATGTTTGAAATCTTTTCTACGACGTCGGCTTCCATGATTGGGGTAACGTGAGAGTAGGTATCCATCGTTTGTTGATACGAGGAATGGCCAAGCCTCATTTGTACGACTTTAAAGTTTACGCCTGCTTCTAATAATAGAGTAGCATGGGTATGACGAGTATCGTGCATAGTAAAGTCAGGCCTACCGATTGCAGTGGCAAATTTTTTACATTTTAGAGAAACCTTGGCCGGATCACGAGGATTTCCAAACTTACCGGGGAACACGAGATTATTATTTCTCCAGTTCGGCGCTTTTAGTCTTCGTTTATCGATGTGTGTGTGAAGTTTTAGAAGCTCTGCGATAGTTTTATCGTCGAGTGAGATAGAACGCCTAGACGAGCTGTTTTTAGTTGTTTTAGAGATAGTCGTGACTTCATCGATACGTAAAACTGTTTGATTGACGGTTAACGTCTTTTGTTTTAAGTTGACATCATCCCAGGTTAAGCCGAGTATCTCACTACGGCGTAAACCTGTAGTAAATGCTAGCTTAAATAGGGCGTGCCATTCGACATCATCGATTTGCTCAAGGAAGGTTTCTACTTCTTCTTTAGATAGCGTTACCATTTCACGCTTGCGTTCTTGCTTTGGCTTCTTAACCAGTGTGGCCACGTTCTTCGATATTATCTCGTCCAAGACCGCCTGTTTAAGGATTGCCCTAAGAACGGTTAGCGTGTAACTGATGGTCCGTGCTGATAAGTGGCCCATGTTATTTATTAAAGCCCTTACGTTTAATGCTGATAGCTCAACTAATCGTATTGAGCCTATGAAAGGCACAATATAGGTTTTAATAATATATTGATAAGAGGATAGGGTATTTTGTGAAATCGTATCCTTTTTAAGTCGGATCCAATACTCACACCAGCGCTCGATTGTAATCGTGTTATCGTAGTTAGCACATTGCGCTAGTGATTCAACGTATGCATCTCGTTCAGCAATAGCAGCTTTCCTTGTAGTGCCATAAAAGTATTTACGCTTACCGTTTATCATCTTCGATACTTGGTAGCGTCCATCGTCTCGTTTTTTAGCCATAAAAATAACCTCCTAGGCTTAAATTTGAGTATAAGAAATAAGCCTTAGAGGTTTTATGTGATATAATAGTATTGGAGTAAAAATGAAATACCTCTAAGGTATGTAGTTTTTAGTAGCCCTCACTGCGGTGAGGGCTTATTTTTTTTATCTAAAATACAGAATCTAGTACATTGTCATACCAGCGCTTTTTCTTTTTAGGCTGTTGCACTTCTTCAGATGGCGCCTGGTGTATCTCATGATCAGCTTGCCATTTTGCTAGTGCATTTTTAGTGCCTTCATCGACTTTATGTAAGTCGTCCATTTCTTCTTTTGTCATGCTGATAGTACGTTCAAGATATTCCTGTTCGTCTAGTAATTCGGTGCTCCCGTCATCGTAATGTACTAGTACTTTAGGGCCGTCTAAGGCCTTAAATTCATCGTGAGATACTTCGGTTCTAGCGAATCCTGTAACTGTAACTAAGGCAAGCATAGTAGTAATTAATAAAGTCTTTTTCATGTTAACATCTCCCTTTTATATAATCCCTTATAATACTGATACATAATGATGGTAGAAATCTATAGCCTCTAATTCGGCATCATCGATACATGTTCGACGGACCATTTGCTCTACTAGATTAACGTGATGGTCTAAATAGAAGTCGTCATTAATAATATGCATTAATTCGTGCTTAATTTCTTCCCTCATACGATCATGAGGGAGGTTTTTATTTATATAGATATTATGAGTATCTATATCTTCACATTCCTCTGACACAGCGTTGGCATGTGGTAAGTCGCAATAAATCAAATTTACAACCAATATAACACTCTCCCTTGTGTATTATTTGTTTTTTAATTTTAAAAGCTCTATATATTCGACTGCTTTTTCTAAATCCTCCTTACTTATATCTTTAGCGGCAGAGAAGAGCATACGAGCTCCTGGACGTGTGCGTAGGTATTCAGCAAATTCGGCTGCTTCACGGTCAGTGTAATAGCCGTCTGTATATTTCTCTACTAGTTCAGATTTAGGAACACCAAAATAGTTTGCCAATAACTCAATTTTATCGATTCTAGGATATGTATTTCCCTTTACCCAATCGGTAAACGTAGTATACTTTAGCCCTAAATCAGCGCATATTTTATTGCGATCAATTCCGCGACTATCCATTAGTCGTTGAATATTCTCGGCCATAATAGCCTTGTTACCTAAATCACTCATAATAACCTCTCAAACACGGAATATATTAATTAATACACCTATATATTACGATATTTTCGTAATAAAATCAATATTTTACGGAAATTTTACAATAGTTTAAGTTTGGTTTATGGACATTACGGATAAACCGTAGTAGAATGATGACTGTAAACAAGATGTGAGTATCGAGAAAGGAGGTAGCTTATGAAGTATACATTAAAGATGTTAAGGGCTTCAAAAAACTGGTCTCAACTTACGGCATCTAAAGCAATTGGAGTGTCTGTTGATACTTGGGGAAATTGGGAGCGCAAACGCTCTTACCCTGATGTTCCTCACATAAAAAAGATACAAGAAGTATTTGGTGTAACGTATGACGACATTATTTTTTTATAGTTTATTACGGTTAAACCGTTACGGAGGAAAGGTTATGAAAGAATTCGTAATCAGAATGTTCGGCGAATCCATTACGGAACGCATGAACGAGTTAGGCATGACTAAGACGGCGCTGATCAAACAAGCTGAAATCTCGATGGATACATTAAACCGAGCTATCAAGGGCAAGTCAGTGCAAATGTCGACAGTCGTTGGTATCTGCTATGCGTTGTGTGTCGACGATACCGAAAGTCACGACTTTTGGGAAACCGATTACTACAACCCTAAGTTAGATAGGAGGTAGCTATGAATAAAAAACAATTATTAGAACTAGCTAGTTGTTGCTTATGGATTTTAGCGCTCGGCTTGTCCGCAGGTATAAGTTTATTCGTGATGTTATCCCTGGTGCTTCTAGCATTCTAGGAGGTCGCCATGAATAAGATGTGCATCACAGTAGCGGAAGCTGCAGAACTTGCTAGCGTACCGCAAGCTGTTATCCGAGAATGGGCGCAAGATTTTGACTTCCCGTCCATGAAAATTGGTGAACGTGGTGGTAAACGCCTTATCCACGTTGATTCGTTTAATGCTTGGCTTGCTAAACGATGCCAGGCACGAATAGGAGAGTAGACATGATGAAAGTAGTTTATGTGCTTCGTATTATCGCAGCCATTTTAGTAGTAGGAACTGTCGGTTCTATTGAAATTGACCGTATCGATTTATGGACAGGAATGTGCCAGGGTTTACTAGGTATCACTCTTTGGTTACTTACTGGTTACTGGATTGAGGAGCTAAAAGAGTATGAACGATAAACGATGCTCCTTCTGTAATAAAAGGATTAAAGGTCCTTACACAAATTGGTCGTACCTGACCGGCAAGCCTCGTATAGTGTGCGATAACTGTAAAGACATACACCCATGTGTAAATAGAATAACACGTTTATCCAAACGTGCCTAGTGAAAGGAGGTGAGGACATTGCGAGACTGTACAACGTGCCCTAATAGAGATTACTGCATTCCTGATGAGTGCGAGCACCTGGGCACAAAAAAAAGCACCCCAAAGCACGGCAATGCTAAAGGGCGCATAGAAAAATATCCATTTAAAGTATATCACATCATTAAGCCGAAAGGGAATAGAACAATGATCGAGTTAAAAATCACAGTAGATAAAGCAGTTGAATTAGAACAAGAAGTGAAAGACCTATACCAATCTATCGTAGGCGCTCCAGTTAAAGACGAAAAACCGGCTAAGAAGGAAGCTCATAAAGCTGAACCAGTTAAGGAAGAACCTAAAGCTGAACCTGCTAAGGAAGAACCTAAAGTGGAAGAAGCTAAAACTGAAGAACCAGCAAAAGCTGAAGAACCTAAAGTAGAAGTTCCTAGCCTTGAAGCAACTCGTGAAGCAGTGAAAGACGTAATGGCGAAAGCTACTGACAAAACGAAAGCTAAAGGCGAATTCAAAGCCTTCTTAGATAGCATCGGCGCCGAAAAGGTAACATCTGCTACCGATGAACAACGTATTCAAATTATGGAATGGGTGAATAGCCGTGGCTAAGAAACACGCCTTACTAGGTGCATCAAGTAGCGCCAGGTGGCTTGTATGTACTCCTTCAGCAAGACTAGAAGCGATGTTCCCTGATGAACAATCTCCGTATGCTGCGGAAGGTACTGTAGCTCATGATCTGGCTGAATCAATTCTGCGACATAAGCTTGAGGGCAAAAAAGCTCCTAAGCTAGATGATTATTCCGCTGAAATGATAGAAGCGGTTAATCGATATGTCGACATTTGCGAAGAGAAGGTAAACGAAGCTCGTGCTCGTTCCTCTGATGCGGAAGCCATGATTGAAGCACGGCTCGACTTCTCTAGGTGGGTACCTGAGGGCTTTGGTACTGGTGATATGGTAATCGTAGCGGACGGCATCCTGGAAGTAATAGACCTGAAGTATGGCAAGGGAGTTCCTGTTAGTGCCGTTGAAAACACACAAATGCGACTCTACGCATTAGGTGCTTACGATGTGAACGAGTACTTATACGACATTAAAACTGTTCGTATGACGATCGTTCAGCCAAGGCTTGATAGCGTATCTACCGACGAAATGCCTATAGCAGACCTGCTTGATTGGGGTGAAGAAATCAAACCAATCGCGCAACGTGCCTGGGAAGGTGAGGGCGAATGTACGCCTTGCGATTACTGTAACTTCTGTAAAGCACGGCACACCTGCCGAGCATTAGCGGATACTTGCCTTGATACATTCTATAAGAATGGTGGCAAGCTTAATCAATTACTTACTGACCGTGAAGTATCTGACATTCTAGCGATGAAAGATTTAATCACGAAATGGATTAAAGGTGTTTACGACTTCGCTTATGAAAAAGCATTATCGGGTGAAAAGCAATGGCCAGGATACAAATTAGTAGAAGGTACATCAAGACGTACCATAACGGATCCGGACGCAGCAGCTAAAACATTACTCGATAACGGCTATAAGGAAGAAGACATCTTTAAGCCACGTGAACTCGAAGGTATCACAAACCTACAAAAAGTACTCGGTAAAAAGGGCGTTGCCGAATACTTAGAAGCATATATCGAAAAGCCGGAAGGCAAGCCTACGCTTGTACCGGAAAGCGATAAACGCCCAGCAATCAATACAGTTGAAACAATGATGAATGAATTTGAAGATGAGGTATAAGAGATGAACAAAACATTAACAACAGCATTGGCAATTTCCGCGTTGGCAGTAAACGTAGCTGGCGCAACTAGTAACAACACAGTAGGCGGTACAGATAATACTATTTCCGCAACGTCTACAAGCTCCGCAGTATGGGGCTTCCAAAATAACATCGACGCTAACAATGCGCTAGCATTTGGTACAAACAATACTGTAACTGGTGAAAATGGTTTCGCCGGCGGTAATAATGCTACTGCAGCAGGTCGTAACTCCTTCGCTTTTGGTTCTCACGCCGAAAGCTTGGTGGAGTACACCGTAGCCATCGGTAATCAGGCTCGTGTTTCTAGCTACGATAGTGTAGCTATCGGAAACGGTGCCTTCGTATCCGGCGAGTCTTCTGTAGTATTAGGCAGAACTAATAATGTTACCGGCGCTGATACTGTGGTTATCGGTGCTAACAACGGCACAGTGGCTGGCGGCCAAAGTGCCATTGTAGGATACAACAATAAAATCGGTGCTGACAAAGAGCAACTAGTTTTCGGTTCTAACTCCGAATCTAATGGCCAAGGTGCTCTTACATTTGGCACTCATGCCAAATCCTTAGCCACTGACGCCGTTGCATTCGGCAACAATACGATTGCTGACCAAGCGAATTCGGTGGCAATCGGAACAAACTCTGTTACAGATAGCGCCGTTGGCGTTGACGGCATTACTATAAACGGTACTCGCCACGTTTTCGCCGGAGAACAGCCGGCAAGCGTAGTAAGTTTTGGTTCTAAAGCCCGCGCTGGTGCAGGCCAAATCTCCGCTGATTCATTAGACGCTGTGAACGGCTCCCAGTTGTTCGCTGCGATTGATGAAATCGAAACAAACGCTAAACAAATTAACAACAATAAAACAGCGATTGTTAAGACACAGAACAATTTAAAAGACCTAGCCGTTGGTGTTCAAATGCTTGGCGACGTGGTGAGTGATCATGAACAAGCTATCGCAGGTAATACTACTGCAATCACTAACAACACTGCCCGCATCAATGGTAATACATCTGCTACCAATACACTTGGGCAAAAGGTAACTGCTAATACAGCAGATATCAGAAGCCTTGAACATGTGGCAGATAATCATGAAGGTCGTATTACGACCTTAGAAAATCGTTCTTTGGTCTTAGCTAATGACATTAACAACAAGGTCAACAATCTTGGCCAACGTGTTAATAAGTTAGGCGCAAGTTCCGCAGCACTTGCAGGCTTGCATCCATTAGACTTTAACAGAAATGATAAAGTCAGCTACGCTGTAAGTTACGGTCATTACCGTAACAGTAACGCAGTAGCGCTTGGAGTATTCGCAAGACCTAATGAACGTATCATGTTAGGCTTTGGTGCTACGCTAGGCGGTGAGAACCAATACACAGTCAACCTTGCATTTAAAACTGGCAAAGGTTCTGACTACATCGCAGAAGCTAAAGATGCGCAAAGCCGTATTTCTAAACTTGAAGCACTCGTAAACAAATTAATGTCTGAAATTAACAAATAAGGAGACCGTAACAATGGCAAAATTAACAACTGGTATCGTAAGACTTTCCTATGCAAACATCGCTCAACCTCGTAAAAACGACGACGGCAAAGCAAAATATAGTTCCCAAATCATCATCGATAAAACAGATAAGAAGACAATCAAAGCATTTGAACGTGCGATTGAAGAACTTAAAGCGGATCCAAAAGCAGTAGCTAAGGTGGAAGGTAAAGCAGCATACCTTAAATTGAACTTACGCGATGGCGATACAGATGAAGCAGTAGCTGACCAACCTGAAACATACGCTGGTAAATTCTTCATTAATGCAAATAGTGATAAACAACCTATCGTATTCACTCGTGACAAAATCAAGATGGACCAATTCGACATCGAAGAAGAAATCTACTCCGGTGTGTACGCGCAGGTCGCATTATCCGTATTCGCTTATAACTTCAACGGTAAAAAAGGTGTAGGCTTTGGCCTAAATGGCGTTCGCAAAGTCAAAGACGGAGACCGCCTCGGTGGTGTTCATGTATCTGCTAGCGACTTTGGTGACGATGATTTAGGCGACCTAGACGATGACGATTTAATCTAAGGAGGCATATATGGAGCTCAGTATTGATGTGGAAACGTATTCTGACTGCCCTATTAAATATGGGGCCCAGCGATACGTTGATGATACAACATTTGAAATACTGCTCTTTGCCTACAGCTTCGATGACGAACCGGTCGAAGTAATTGATATGACAAAGGATCCACTGCCCGAAAGGGTGGTGGACGCTTTGTATAACAAGGAAATTACAAAGACCGCCTTTAACGCAGCATTCGAAATGTTGTGTCTTAAAAAGTACTTCCCTGATGCGGATTACACGAACTGGGAATGTACCTCTGTACTTGCGTTATACTGCAGTTTACCTGCAAGCCTTGATAACGTGTCTAAGGCCTTACGATTAGGTGAAGCCAAGGATGCAAGAGGTAAACGCTTAATTCAATTCTTCTCTGTACCATGTAAGCCTACTAAGACAAATCCTAAGACACGTAATATGCCTGAGGATGCGCCGGAGAAATGGGCGGAATATATTGAGTACAACCGCCAAGACGTAGTAGTAGAGAAGGCAATTCGTAAACGCTTACTTTCGCTAAAACCACCTGCTATCGAGCACGAGTACTGGTTACTTGACCAAGATATCAACTGGCGAGGCGTAAAAGTAGATATGGAACTCGTCGATGCAGCACTTGCGTGTAACGACGAAATCGTGGAAGAAGCTACCGAGTCATCCAAGATATTAACAGGATTAGAAAATCCGAATAGTACCATGCAACTTAAAGAGTGGCTAGCTGCAAGACTAGGATATGATCTAGAGACAATGCGAAAAGACGATGTATCAAACCTCTTGGCACAGGATATCCCCTCTGATGTACGCAAGGTACTACAAAATAGACAGGTGCTCGGTAATTCCTCCATCAAAAAATACTTGGCCATGAAAAACGCTGTGTGTTCAGATGGTCGTATCCACGGCATGCTCCAGTTTTACGGAGCTATGAGAAGTGGACGATGGGCGGGGCGTGTAGTACAACTACAGAACCTCCCGCGTAACTACCTAGAAGATTTAGACACAGCCAGGGAAGTCCTTAAAAGTAGAGATGTAGAAATGCTAGACCTACTCTACGGGAACCCTAGTGATGTGATTAAGCAACTTATCCGTACTGCTCTTGTAGCAGAGGACGGACACCGATTTATTGTAGCTGACTTTAGCGCTATTGAAGCCCGTGTTATTGCTTGGCTAGCTCACGAGAAATGGCGCCAGGATGTATTTGCGCAAGGTGGAGACATCTATTGTGCATCTGCATCAAGCATGTTCCACGTTCCAGTTGAGAAGCACGGCGTCAATGGGCACCTTCGCCAAAAAGGTAAGGTAGCCGAATTAGCGCTAGGGTATGGCGGCGGTGTAGGGGCTATGAAAGCGATGGATACTAAAGGAGAAATTCCTGAAAAGGAGCTACCGGGTATCATCGAAGCTTGGCGGCAAGCTAGTCCACGAATTACGAGATTTTGGAAAGATGCAGACAGCGCAGCAAAGCAAGTCGTGAGAACAGGAGAACCAGTACGAATCAGACAAGGCAATATTAAATTCTTTAAATCGAAAGGCTTCCTGTTCATCGAATTACCGTCCGGTCGAAGACTTGCCTATGCAAGACCTAGACTTGGGCTTAACCGGTTCGGTAGTGAATCGATTGAGTATGACGGAATGGATCAGGTTAAGAATACATGGGGCAGAGTTGAAACCTATGGCGGAAAGCTCGTCGAAAACATTGTACAGGCAGTGGCAAGAGATTGCTTAGCCGCATCAATGCTACGGCTTTCTAAAGCAGGGTACAAAATTGTAGCCCACATCCACGACGAAGTGGTTATCGAAGCGCCAATAGGCGAAGGCAGTTTAGAAGAAGTTATAGATATTATGTGTGAACCTGAACCCTGGAACGAAGGGCTCATATTAAACGCAGCAGGGTTTGAGAACCCTTACTACATGAAGGATTAGGAGGACAATTCTTATGAAACTCTCAAAACAACAAATTCAACAACAACGCGAAGCAATCGACGGCTTATATGAACTCGTAAAAGATGCGCCAGCTAGCGAACGTAAAGATACGGCTATGGCGTACTGCGAAGGATGTATCGCTGCTTGCGACCTCGCGCTTAAGATATTAAATGGCAAAAAAGCAGAAGCTCCTAAGGCTGAAGAGCCTGTAGTTGAAGCTACTCCGGCAGTAGTAGAAGAGAAACCTGAAGAAAAGCCTAAGCATAAACGTACTACTAAAAAGAAAAAAGTAGAAGCTCCAGTAGTTGAGGAAACTCCTGAAGAAGATGATTTAGACGATTTGTTATAAGAGAAAGGATAGCGCCTTATGAAGGTCTTATTCAATCTACAAGTACAAAGGCTGTACGACCTGGTACGGCGCAATCAAGTATCACCTTTTAACCCTGCAAGTTATTACCATGTACCTTGCGAACACTCCTTCGCTAATCTTTGGCCAATGGAATCTAATGGGTTCGGGATAGTGCCTTGCCGGGAATCAGATGAGTTCTATTGCCCAAAATGCGGTGAGCGGATCAACGCTAAAGGGTTTACTGCCGAGGTCGGGTATAGCGCCACAGTTCCTCTCTCCCTAGACCTATCAATTATAGATAGGGGCGATAAACTGGACGTGCAATTTGAGTACGACACAGTGTATGCCGACGGCGATACAGGGATGATATACAAAGGTTATAAATCTCATGTCATCGATGTGGTACGGTTTGACTTCAAACAAAGAAAAACCTTTATCATACTTAAGAAACGCTCACGCAGTGATGTCGTCGAAGAATCGACGGTTTCCCCTACGCGTTTAAGCAACAGCCCTTCATCATTAGTTTGGTTCGTAGCCACACCTGACTGCAGGTTACATAATTACCAGGAGAAGCTCAAACGCTTCGCTAAGGTATTAAAAGAAGTGTTCTTCGAGAAACTTTCAAAGGTTGTAGGCTATAAAGTCAAATCCATTCGACAAGGCGTACAGGCATCTAACAAGTACGGAGCTTTAGATAACCTTCTTCATAACTTAGTATGGAAATTACAAGCTCCGGATGCACCGGCTATCAATGATAATCTTAAACGAGACTATGATGTCTTCTATAATCGGAAATTCCCTAACGAGACACTTGGTATGGGTAACGTATTAGAGTTAACGATAAAAGGTGATTCCTTTGTTCAAGCCTTAATTAAGGCGCACAACTTACCCGACGCTAGATGGGTTCGTCGGTTATTACACGATAGACCGTTCTTCTATGCGAAGATCATCAAAGTTATGGCTACGTTATTTAAGAACAAGGACTATCAAAAGGCTATGGTCGATGTTATCAAAGATAACTCTGATAATACAAGTTATATTCAGTCTTGGCCCTTATGGCGAGATGACCGTGATTTATCTGTCATTCGTAAATTTGTTAACATCCTTAGCCACCAATACGGCGAGCGCCAGGCGTTCTTATTCATTAGAAATGCGCCTTCCTATCACGATATCAGAGATACAGCTAGTATGTATTTTGAGTTATCGAGAAGTCGCCGTAAAGAGGTATGGGGTAGTCGCATCCAGGTGCGTAACCTACATGACACAATCTCGAGGATGCAAAAGTTCGACAAAGTGGAAGACGAAATCGTGCAGCAGCGTAAAGCACACCGCGCTTTAGCTGACATGGTTAATGGTTACCGCTTTATGGCCATCGGTTCTACTCACGGCATCATTGATATGGGTATACAGCTTAATAACTGTGTAAGCTCCTATATCAAGAAGGTGAAAGCAGAAACGTGTGCTATCGTAGGTGTCTATAAATGTAACGAGCCTGTTGCGTGTATCGAGGTCAATCCGAGGAATGATGCGGACGACTTTGTAGAGATACACCAGGCTAAACTTAAGAACAATCGTGGCGTGTATGAAGACCACGATATCAACGGAGCTGTAACGCAGTGGGTATCATCTCACGGCTTATGCGTTCCGGCATATGTACGAGATATCCAATTTGCGAAGGGAGGAGCGATGTAATATGGATACTACTATCATCATAGCTACGGGCAGAAGTCGCTCCGCCCGTAGCTGGAAGTCTCAGAAAATGACTTGGAGTGCTTTGGCCAATAAATTGGCTGAGCCTACTGTAACGAATGAAACGGCTGCTGAATACGCCAAGATGTCTAAAGCTGATCGAGGCCAAAAGAAAGATGTCGGTGGTTTTGTAGGTGGCTATATTCCTAAAAATGGTAGACGTGTAAGAGGCTCTGTTAAAGAGCGGTACTTGATTACTCTTGATGCGGATAACCCTGGCGAAGATTTCATCGTAGACCTAGATATGGAATTAGGTGGTATGGAGTACGTACTATACAGTACGCACAGCCACACAGCGGACAATCCGCGATATCGCGTGATTATCCCAGTCGACAGACCTATGACACCAGATGAGTATCAAGCAGTCTCGAGACGAATTGCGGATAACATCGGTATTGAATTCTTCGACCCATCCACACACCAAGCTGAACGTCTGATGTACTGGCCAAGCCATCCTAAGGATGTCGAGTATGTATATCAACACAGTGAAGGCTCACTTGTTTCAGTAGATACCTATTTGAGTACCTACAGAGACTGGCGTGATACGAGCCTTTGGCCAACATCGGAAAAGGAATCACAAATTCGCCTTGATGCGGCTAAGAAGCAAGGCAACCCATTAGAGAAAAAGGGCCTTATCGGTGCTTTTTGTAGATGCTACAGTATCACGGAAGCGATACATAAGTTTCTCCCTGAAGTCTATGAACCTACCGCAGTCGAAGACCGGTACACATATGTAGCCGGTAGCTCTGTAGGTGGCTTAGTGATTTACGATAACGATACCTTTGCTTACTCCAACCATGCGACCGACCCTATCAGCGGTAAACTTGTTAATGCGTTTGACCTTGTCCGGATCCACTTATTCGGAGATAAGGACCCGGCAGATGAGACCAGCGTCACTAAACTACCAAGCTACAAAGACATGATAGACTTTGTCAACGAAGACGGCGCAGCACCCATCCTGCTCGACAAGGAACGTATGGCGGATATGGAGTTCGAGGATATCACAGAGGACGACGAAGACTTTTTATCAAAGCTAAAGCGTGATAAGAACGGTACTCCTGAATCTGATGTATACAACTGCCTCGTGGTTCTTAAGTACGATCCTTTGCTACGAGGGCGTATACGTCTTGATGAATTCGCACACCGCTTAGTCGTGATTGACGACCTTCCGTGGCGTGATAAGGACGAAACCCCTTACTGGACAGATACCGACGATGCGTGCTTACGTAATTACTTCGCTACGAAATACCTTATCAAGGGTAAAGGCATTATCGATGATGCACTCCAGGAGGTAACGCAAGATAATAAATTCCATCCTGTGCGTGAGTATCTAAAGGGGCTAACTTGGGATGGTGAATGTAGACTTGATACTCTCTTTATCGATTATATCGGTGCCGAGGATACAGAATACATTCGGGCTGTTACACGTAAATGGATGTGTGGTGCCGTAGCTCGTGTTATGGATCCAGGCGTTAAGTTTGATACGGCGATTGTGTTATATGGTTCTCAAGGTTTAGGTAAGTCCTTAATCTTAGAACGCTTAGGCCGTAAATGGTTTAATAACTCACTCGTTGATATCAAAACCAAAGATGCCCTAGAACAAATTCAAGGATCCTGGATAGTCGAACTTGCCGAACTTGCACCAACGTATAAGAACGATAATGAAATTGTTAAAGCATTTATCAGCCGTACCTCTGACCGGTTCCGTTCTCCGTATGGTAGACGCACCGAAGAGTATCCTCGCCAGTGTGTATTCGCCGGTTCTACTAATAATCTTATGTTCTTAAAAGACCGAACAGGTAACCGCCGATTCTGGCCAATTACTGGCGATAAGGACCGGAAGACTAAGAACTCCTGGGACCTGTCAAAAGATGAAATTGACCAATTATGGGCAGAAGCGTTCGTGTATTGGTCTGAAGGTGAACCATTAGTACTCGAAGGAGCACTTGAAGAAGAAGCACTTAGAATCCAATTATCACACACAGAAGGTGGTGAACTTGTAGGTCTTATTGAAGAGTACCTCGAAATGCTACTTCCTGAAGATTGGGAAACAATGGATATCTATGATAGACGAGATTATGTCGCTAATTATGGTGATGACGATCATTGTGGTTCAGTGCAGCGGGAGCGAGTGTGTGCCCTTGAGATATGGTGTGAAGTGCTTGGCGGGGACAGGAAGAACCTGCAGAACGCAAAAGCAAGAGAAATCATTGACATCTTGCAGTCAACGCCAGGCTGGAACCCTTATACAAAAGGGACAGGAAAGGCACGTTTTGGTAGGCTTTACGGCCCTCAAAGAGCGTTTATAAAGGAAGGCACAGACCTCCTATCAATGTATAAACGAAATCATGGTAAGTAGGTGTGTCCAATTATTTGAGGTGTGTCCAATTATTTAATAGGTATGAATGTTCGTAAAAATAATTATTCAGGCCTATACATCGATGATTTTTGATATAGTACAATAATTGGACACACTAAACACGTCTGGACACACTAATCGGACACGGGCAAAAAGCAGATAACTGCTAATCTAAATAGTAAAGTGTATCTAGTGTGTCCAATTATTTATATAAAAATAAAAAAAATAAATATATGAATAATTGGGTGTATATATATAAGCGTAAAAAACCCGTATACGCGTATATATATATATTGGAAAAAAATTGGGCACTTCGGACACACCCCCCCCTATAAATCCAGTATTGGTGCGTGTTCATAGGCGTGTCCGAGGGTGTGTCCAATTATTAAATGAGAACGAGGTGAGAACGTGGAAAAAGACATCGAGCGATGGTTAGGAAATCAACTCAAAAAAATGGGGTGTATATATATGAAATTCGTGTCACCTGGAAATGATGGTGTCCCGGATCGGATTATTGTACTTCCAGGAGGCGGGGTTATCTTCGTCGAACTAAAGGATACAAAAGGGAAGCTGATGGCTAATCAACGAGTACAGATTTCACGATTACGTAAGCAAGGCGCTTTGGTGTTTGTGGTAACCGGGATGTCTGATGCCAAGTTATTTGTTGAAGATATGGAAAGGGCGATACATGGACTTTCATCCACACGAGTATCAAAGCATTGCAATACAACGAATCATTGATAATACCCATTATGGCTTGTTACTGGATATGGGGTTAGGTAAAACCATATCTACACTCATTGCGATTGACCGGCTTATATATGATTACTTTGACATTAAAAAAGTATTACTCATCGCACCTAAGAAGGTAGCAGAATCTACATGGGCCCAAGAATCGCAGAAATGGAGTGCTACACGGCGTTTAACGGTGGCTAAGGTGTTAGGTTCCGAGAAGGAACGCATACACGCCTTAGAGAGTGATTCTGACATTTATGTGATAAATCGTGAAAACGTGCAATGGTTATATGAGTACTACCATAAGAAAAAATCGTTCCCCTTCGATATGTTAGTTATCGATGAGAGTTCTTCGTTTAAGAACCCACAGGCTAAACGGTTTAAGGCTATTCGTAAACTTCGACCATTGTTTAAGCGTATCGTCATTTTAACAGGTACACCGGCACCAAATACGTTGCTTGATATTTGGGCGCAGATGTATCTATTGGATGGTGGTGAACGATTAGGCAAGACGATTACCGAATATCGTACTCGGTATTTTACGCCGGACAAAACCAACGGACATGTCGTGTACAGCTACCGATTACTGCCTGGTGGTGATAAGGCGATATTCAGCAAGATGCAAGATATCTGTATGAGCTTAAAAGCTAAGGACTATCTTACACTTCCTGAACGCATCGAGAATGTCATCACAGTAGAGATGAACCCGAAAGAATGGGAACTCTATAAACAGATGGAACGTGAGCACGTACTTAGCTTAGCCAGTGATGACGACGTAAGTGCACTTAATGCGGCAGCGCTTGCCGGTAAATTGTTACAACTGGCGAATGGATCCATTTATAACGATGATGGTGAAATCGTAGTTGTCCATAACGAGAAGATTGAACGCTTGAAAGAATTGGTAGAAACAAACGAAGGAAAACCGATGTTAGTATTCTACAACTTCAAGCATGACCTTCAATCTATCAAAGAGGCATTCCCAAAAGCCGTTGAGCTAAAGACCGATGATGATGTAGCGGAGTGGAACAAGGGCAACATTCAAATGTTACTGGCCCATCCCGCATCAGCAGGGTACGGTTTAAACCTTCAGGCAGGCGGTAATATCATCGTATGGTATGGGTTGACATGGAGCCTAGAGCAGTACCAACAAGCGAACGCAAGGTTACACAGGCAAGGACAAACACAACCTGTGATTATCCACCACCTAGTTAACAAAGGCACGATGGACGAACAAGTCATGAAAGCCTTAGAACGTAAAGAAGCTGGGCAAGACGCCCTCTTAGAAGCTATTAAATATCGTAAAGAATTGTATAAGGAGTAGAACTATGCAAAAGAAATGCAGACGATGCGGAGACACATTCACAGTAAAAACACACGAGGATTATTGTCCTGAGTGTGAGAAAGTTATGACACCTCCTGGCGCAGGCGTGAGTAAAGAGTTAACCTGTGAGGGATGTGGCACAACCTTCATTCACAAAAAAGAAAAGGCCCAAGGACGGTGGCCTAAATACTGTCCAGAGTGCCTTCCTAAATACTCTAAGGTGCCTAAGAAGAAAGATGTGCAGGCTATCGCTGAAAAGGTAGTGCAAACTATCGAGGAGCAGGAAGTTAAGACCATCGAATTGCCTAAAACAGAAGATGTAATCAATCATCCTTCACATTACACACGAGGCAAGATTGAGGTTATCGACTTTATCGAGGATCAACAACTTCCTTATCATCTAGGTAATGTTATCAAGTACATCGCAAGAGCAGGGTATAAAGGGGATAAACTTGAAGACCTAAAAAAAGCGCGGTGGTACTTAGACCGATACATCAAAGGGGTAATGCAGCATGAGTGACTATAAAGAAAAGGCTACAGCGTATCTACAAGATATCAAGTTGATAGCTATTCGTATTCAATCGCTACGGCAGGATATTCGTAAACTGCAGTATGACATCATCACCTTATCGGCGATTGATTATTCCAAAGACAGAGTATCAGGGGGCGGTACTCCAGTAGGTCTTGAAGGTGACGTAGCAAGACTTGTTGATACAGTGGACGCCAAAAAACGGGAGATAGCAAAGCTTATAGCTAAAAGGGAAGAAGCAAGGGCTTTGATTGAACAGATAGAATGTATACCAGGGCGTATTATATTAGCGCAAGAGTACATTAACGGGGCATTCCCTAAGAAGGTGCAAGCGATGATATATTACGAAAAAAGCAGTTACTTCAATTTAAAAAATAAAGCGTTGAACGAATTAGGGGAACTCCTTTCATAGTGGAGTACTTTGGAGTGTTTTGGAGTGTTTTGGACTTAAATGAACCGACTTGACATAGTATAATGTAGTTGTGAAAGGTGACATTAGTCATCTAGCACAAATCCTCTCTTATACACAACTCGGCAAAAAGCACGGTGATGACGACCGTGCTTTTTGTTGTATGTAGCATTGTAAATACAGGGGCCCGTATTTATGGTGTAGGCGATCGAGTAAGCTAAGGAGAGGGAATATGTAAAAATGAAATTTACTGCACAATGAAACCAGGGCGAGCCGAATATGTCCACAACACATTATTAAGCTTATACATTATGAGCTTGCCCTGTATCGTTGTACGCTGACATCTGATGACTAGAACTAGTAGTCCTCCAATAACTATATAGCCTAACAACAACCAACTAGTCATCGGATTTGAGCGTACAAAGTATTAAGGTGAAAAGGTATGAGCACAGAAGTCAAATGTATTAAACGTAAATGCCTGAATAATAAGAACGGCGTTTGCACAGCAAAACTAATTGAATACGATGGCCTGTGTCAAACGTATATCACTCACGACCACGCACACAAAAGTAATTGTGGATTATGCACTCGTTCGCACGGCCGATTTAAGAGAAACAGCCGTGATGTATTAAGATAGCCAGGAGGTGAGATAGTGGCTGCATTACAAAACAAACGACACGAAAAATTTTGTCATGAGTACATCAAAGATATGAACGCGACACAGGCCGCTATTCGCACTGGTTATTCTAAGAATACAGCTAATAGAATAGGAAGTCGCTTGTTGTCAAATGTTGATATAAAAGCAAGGGTCAAAGAGCTCCGTGACGCCTACTTCAACGAAAACATCATGACGGCTCAGCAGGTCGAGTATGAGTTAACACGAATTGCCCTGGGGCTCTCAAATGAAAAGCACGTCGTTATCGAAGGTACGGGCGACGGATACTCCGAAGCTCGCATCATCGATAAACCGCCTGACGAGAAGTCAAGACTGAAAGCCCTGGAGCTTATGGCCAAACGTCATAGAATACTCAGCGGTGACACAACTATCGATATTAAGCCTGTACTCATCGTAGGTGGTGACGATATTGCAGACTAATAGAGTGTACTTGCCTGATATCGTAGGCAAGGGATACGGTGCTTTTTGGCGGTTTAAAGGCCGTTATAAAGTAGTCAAGGGTAGCCGTGCCAGTAAGAAGTCTTCTACCCAGTCTCTAAAAGTTATCATAGAGATAATGGAGAACCCTTGTATAAACTGGTTAGTCGTTCGTAAGACAGAACGGACTTTGCGTGACAGTTGTTTCGCGCAGCTTAAATGGGCTATGCGCCAGTTGAAGGTGGAGCGGTACTTCAAATGTTCCGTATCACCACTTGAGATAACGTATATTCCAACAGGACAGAAGATTCTATTTCGTGGTCTCGATGATCCTTTAAAGGTAACGTCTATTACTGTTGAAGTCGGCGCGTTGTGTAGGCTTTGGATTGAAGAAGCTTACGAGATTATGAGCGAGGATGCGTTCAACAGACTGGACGAATCTATTCGTGGTCAGTTACCCGATGGAATGTATCACCAGGTAGTGCTTACGTTTAACCCTTGGTCTGATAGGCACTGGCTAAAGAAACGCTTTTTTGATGAACCCAGTGAAAACGTATTAGCCATGACTACGAATTATCTGTGTAACGAGTTCTTGAGTGACTCGGACTTAGTACTGTTCGAGGAAATGAAGAAGAACCCTAAGCGGTACCAGGTAGCGGGGCTCGGTAACTGGGGCGTTGTTGAAGGCCTGGTTTACGAAAACTGGAAAGAACAAGAATTTAATGTCGATGCAATTAGAGGTCAAACCGGTATCAAGTCCGCGTTTGGCCTTGATTTTGGTTATACAGTAGACCCTACAGCGCTAGTGTGCATGCTAGTTGATATGGCGAATAAGAAAATCTACATATTCGATGAGCTGTACAAAACAGGACTTACGAATCAACAATTAGCATCTCGTATCATTGATATGGGATACGCAAAAGAAAAGATTCGAGCCGATAGCGCCGAGCCTAAATCCATTGAGGAATTGTACCAGGAAGGGCTAAAAGGAATAACCAGGGCACGTAAAGGTAAAGACAGCATATTAAACGGTATTCAGCGAATACAGGACTACGAATTAATCGTTCACCCAAGATGCGTTAATGTGCTGCGTGAATTATCCACGTACCAATGGGCGAAGGATCGCTTTGAGAAATACACAGGGAAACCTGAAGACGAAAACAACCATGCTATGGATGCTATGCGGTATGGTTTGGAAGATATTAATGTAGAAAGGTGGTCGTTTGATTGATATTATCTCAGCTATGGGACCGCATCATAAAAGGTTCAGCGACTATGTCGGAACGCGAGTTCCTTCAAGCACAGCTGCGTAATTTTCTAGGTAGCGAACAGCGGAAAACGATGTGTACTGCTATCGATTATTACGATGGTAAACATGACATTTTGAATAAACAACGCTATGTTGTAGGTGAAGGCAATACACGAATTGCGTTGCAGGGAGTTCCTAATAATCAGATTGTGGATAACCGATTTGATGATTTAGTAGACCAAAAGGTTAACTACTTGTTGTCTAAGCCGTTGGATATTAACGCAGATGATGACGAGCTCGATAAGATGTTTGGTATTCAGTTCCAGCGTTTATTGAAGTCTGTTGGCAAGTTTGCAACGATGGCGGGCAAGGCGTATATACACCCTTACATTGGTACCGATGGCACGCTAAAGTTTAAGATGATGAAACCGCATCAGGTTTTACCGTTTTGGGCAGATGAGGAACACACACAGCTAGACGCGTTCTTATACTTGTACGATATTGAGTACTACACAGGATTAGAAACTAAGACTATTCACAAAGTCGAATACTACACGCCGAACGGTATTCAGTATTACATATGGGATATGGAACGTTTACTTCCTGATCCGGATAAAGAAAACACTGCCAATTTTGCGATTGCCGATAAACCCTATAACTGGGAGCGTATTCCTCTTATTATGTTCCGTGCGAATGAATTTGAGCAACCGCTTATCGATAAGGTCAAGTCCTTGCAAGATGCACTTAACCGGTTATTATCTAACTTCCAGGACAATATGGAAGAGGATATCCGCAGCACAATTTTGATTTTGCAGAACTATGACGGCGAAAATCTCGCTGAGTTCCGTCAAAATCTTGCTTCGTATGGCGCAATCAAGGTTCGTACGGTAGATGGTGTCAACGGTGATGTGAAAGCCTTAAAAATAGAGGTGAATAGCGATAATTACCAATTACTGATTAACATTTTACGTAAAGCTATTATCGAGAACGGCCGGGGCTTTGATGCTAAGGACGATCGTATGGCTAACAATCCTAATCAGATGAACATCATGTCGATGTACTCTGATATTGATTTAGACGCTAACGAAATGGAGCTCGAATTTAAATCTAGCTTGCACGATTTGATGTGGTTCGTTAACACGTATCGTGGTTTAACTAATCAAGATACAGTTGAGGAAGTGGACTTTATCTTCAATCGTGACCTACCTATCAATGAAGGTGATACGATTAATAACTGTAAAAACTCCGTGGGTATCATCTCCAATGAAACCATTATTGCAAATCATCCGTGGACAACCGATGCTGCGGAAGAGCTTGCAAAAGTAAAAAAGGAACAGTCCGAAGTAACAGCAGATTTTGTTGTACCGAACGGCGGTGAGGCAGATGGCGAATGATTACTGGGAGAAACGGTATGAGCGGTTACTAGACGAATCGTTTCAAAAGGCAAGCCTAACCGATGATGAAATCAAAGCAAACTACGCCAGGGCGTTGCGCAGGATAGAAAAGGCTATCAATGATTGGTATCGTCGGTTCGCCACAGAAAACGGACTTCAACTAGCCGAAGCAAGGAAACTACTGAACGCATATGAGATGAAAGCCTTTAAAATGGATTTAGCTGAGTTTAAAGCCGAGGCTAAGAAACTCGGCGTATCTGAAGAACATCAACAAATGCTATCGAACGCATCCATTCGTGAGCGGTTAAGCCGTGAACAGATGCTGTATATCAATGTGGTTCACGAGCTCGAAATACTGGCTCAAAAGCAGAGTATTTCGCTTAACGACTTATTGAAAGATGTGTATCAGTCCTCCGCGTACAAGTCAGCATACACAGTGCAGACGCAACGCGGAGAATACTCACCTATTAATACGATTGATAGTAAACGCGTTGAAAGTGTGGTTCACAGCCAATGGGCGAGTGATGGCAAGGACTTCAGTAGTAGGATTTGGGGTGATACAAGTAAGCTAGTAGCTAACTTGCAGAATGATTTCACCCAAGCCCTCATTATTGGGCAAGGGGCGGACACGATGGCAGATAATCTGCATAAGCGGATGAAGACATCATACAGTAACGCTAAGCGATTAATCGAAACAGAGACGGCACGGGTTCACGAGCAAGGGTTTCTTGATAGCGTGAAAGACCTAGATGTCGAGGAGTTAGAGATACTGGCTACACTAGATAGCCATACTTCTTCCATCTGCAGACACATGGACCGTAAACGTGTCAGAGTCGTAGATGCTAAACCAGGCGTTACCGTTCCGCCGTTCCATTGCTATTGCCGGTCAACTACAATTCCATATATCCCTGGACTCGAAGGCACTCGAACAGGTAGAAATCAGAACGATAAAAGTACTGATTTTGACGGAGAGATTACCTACGAGGAATGGGAAAAAGAATATATCAATTAGCAGCGGAAACGCTGCTTTTTTATTGCCATTTTAGTATTGTTGGGCGATAACTAACAAGACCGTAGCCGTGAGGTGTGGCTCACGAAAATAAAGCGAAATGGGTATTTTTTAAGGAGGTCACTATGACTAAGGAAGAATTGTTAGCACTAGGATTAACTGAAGAACAGACTGCTAAGGTCGTTGAAGACTACGGCAAGAATTATGTGTCTAAGGATCAATTCAATGCTAAGAATGAGGAACTCAAATCCGTTAAAGGGGAGCTCACGACTCTTAATAGCGAAATTGATAACCTCAAAAAATCTAATGCGGATAATGCGGAGCTTGCGAAACAAATTGAAACGATGAAAGCCGATGCGGAATCTCGTAAAGCTGAATACGAGAATAAAATCGCACAACTTGAAATCGATAATATTGTGAACGTAGCATTGTCCAACGCAAAAGCTAAAAACAACGTTGCAGTCCGTGCGCTATTGGATTTAACAGATGCAAAAGTGAAGGACGGCAAAATCAAAGGATTAGATGAACAACTTGCTGAAGTTGCCAAAGCTAATCCTTATTTATTTGGGGAAGCGTCCGCCCCTAAAGGTGTAGCACCAGGTAACCCTGGCGGTAAAGCACCAAGTGGCGCAGTAACAAAAGAAGACTTCGCTAAAATGACGTACTCTCAACGGGCGGAGTTATTCGCAAACGACATTGATCTTTACAATTCATTAACAGGAGGAAACGCTAATGAATAAACAATTCTCTTTTAATTTACAAACATTCGCAGCAGGTCCTACGCAAGTTGCTAATGTAGTTAACCCTCAAGTAATGGCGGACATGGTATCCGCGGGCTTACCAAAAGCTATTAAATTTACTCCAATCGCTAAAATCGATAATACATTGGCAGGCGTACCTGGTAACGAAATCACTATTCCAGCATGGGGCTACATTGGTGATGCGGAAGACATCGCAGAAGGCGTAGAAGTATCCGCAACTCAAATGTCCACATCCGTCGCTAAAGCTAAGATTAAAAAAGCGATGAAACGCGTTGATATCACAGACGAAGCTAAATTGTCCGGTTATGGTGACCCAGTAGGCGAAGCTACTCATCAATTACGTTTGTCTTTGGCTTCCAAAATCGACCAAGATATAGTAACAGCTCTCGGCGGTGCTACTCTTACAACAACAGATACTAAAGTTATTTCCTACGAAGGTGTCGTTACCGCAGTAGACAAATTGAACGAAGAAGACTACGTTGAAAAATATTTGTTCGTAGCACCTTCTCAAATTACTACACTTCGTAAAGACCCTAATTTCATCGACAAAACAAAATACGGTAATGATGTTATGATTACTGGCGAAATCGGTATGATTGCCGGCTGTCGTGTTGTAACATCTCGCCGCATCAATGACTCTGGCGCAACTATCGACAACTTCATCGTTGGCGTAACTGCAGAAGTGGAAGACGGTACACCTGTATTACCTGCAGTTACAATTTACATCAAACGTAATGTTGTTGTTGAATACGATCGTGTTCCTGAAAAAGGTATCGACAAATTCGTTGCTAACGAACACTACACTGTTGCATTGACTAACCAATCCAAAGTTGTAAAAGCTACATTCAAAAAATAGTAGGTGAATAATATGACCACGAAAGAGACAGTTTTACAAATTCTTGAATCGTGGCTCGGGTATGATGCAATTTCTGATATAAATATCATTGAGTATATGATTGATGCGGAAACACAACATATCCTCAATGATATCAATCAGAAAGAATTACCTAGCGAATTACAGCACGTTCTCGTATATCGTGTAATTGGCAGCTATATCACCACAAACAAAAACAAATTGATTGAAGCCGACGGAGAAATGGCGAGCTCCATTAAAATGGGCGATACTGAAGTCCAATTTAAAGGAACCGGCAAGGCATCCCGTCTCCAAGAACTGGCCACCGCTTTGAGTGGATATGGAAGGGGTGACCTAGCATGCTCCCGACGGCTAAGATGGTAGACGCTGCTAGAAAGCAGTTAGAACGATTATACGATTGTACGTGTTATGTTATCTCCGAAGTGGATGCAATGGACCCCGATACTGGAATTATGAGTAAAACTGCCAGTAGAGAGGGTCCTTTTGCTTGTAGAATTAGCTATAAAACTCTCTCTACAGGTCAAATCGCTGAGATTGCAAAATTTAGTACCACCACGGTACTTTTCACCGCTCCGGATGTAATCATACCTAATGGGGCTCGAATTGAGCTTATAGGGCGAAATACGAAGCAACTTTTTCGCAGTGCCTCGATTTCTGCACGATATGACACCCATCAAGAGGTGCAACTCGAAAATTTAGAGGTGCATTGACATGGGCGTTGAATTTAACATGGAAGATTTTGCTGAATTTAATCGAAGCCTGGTCAAACTGAGTCAATCAGGTAGCCTTCAGAATTTCAACAAGCAAGTTGTGAAGGAAATGGCCAGCGTGTATGTGCGTGAAGCTAAATTGAACACACCTGTAGGCAAACGATCGGTTAAATTCATGCAAAACGGCAAAGTACAAACAAAGTATTTTGATAGCGAGCATACCCGCCAATCGTGGAGTGTTGGTAGATATCAACTGAACGAAAAAACCGGACGGGTTGAGGTGTTTAACACGTCCTCTTACGCCTCGTTCCTTAATGATGGCCATCGGCAAGAAGTTGGGAGATTTCTTCCGTGGATAGGCCTATCTAAAGGCGGTGTTATGCAAGGCGGGAGACTGAAAAAGCCTTGGGTAGATGGTGCGTACATGCACGAAAAAGCTGAAAAGGCACTCAGTAAAAACGCTAAACGTATTATGGAAATTACATTAAAGAAATGGATTGAAAAGCATGGTGGATTCTGATGTATTAACAGCTGTATCTAAAGCCGTACATACGGCACTTAACGTGCCTATATACCTAGAATTCAAAGAAAACAATATGACATTCCCTTGCGCATACATTAAGGTGATTGAACCTAGCATGGGCAGACATGTCGGTGATCTTTACAATACTTCTTTGGATTTAGACATCATGTATTACGCCAATAATCTTGATGTGGTTACTGATACGAGAAAACTCATTGATATTCCTAGTGTGCTGTACCTACTGCTTGAATTTGTACAAGTTGGGGAACGTACAATTATGGGCACTGGCATGAAATATAAGATTTCAGACGGTGTGCTGCACTTCTTCGTGACGTATGAGAACATACTTCGGAGAGTGGCCAAACCTATCGAGCGGATGAAGCACATGGAATTAACGGAAAGGGTAAAAGATGGCAGATGAAAAAGAAACAGTCGAAGTAACGACTGAACAACAATTTGATGCTTACGCTATCATTGCATCTGACAAATACAGACGGTATCGTGATTTACTCACTTGCCTTCTTAACGAAGATGAAATGTATACGGAAAGCGACATTGATAGAATTTTAAATCAGGCATTAACAACGCCTGTGAAAGGTTAGTGAAATATGGCATTAGGTGGTGGCACATTCTTATTCCACAATAAAGTATTGCCAGGTACTTATATTAACTTCGTATCCAAAGACCGAGCATATGCAGAAGTATCTGACCGTGGCTTTGGTGCGATGCTGCTCTCCTTTGATTGGGGCCCAAGTGGTGAAGTGTTCCGTGTAGATAACGACACATTCCAAAAGGATTGTCAAAAATACTTTGGTTATGACTACGGCCATGACAAAATGAAAGGCTTACGTGACTTGTTCCGTGGTCTTAAAACTGGTTACTTCTACCGCTTAAACTCTGATGGTGCGCAAGCTACAAGTACAATCGGCAAAGCTAAATATAAGGGTATTCGTGGTAACGATTTGGGTGTATCTGTTCAAGCCGATCCGGACAACGCAGGTAAATTCATCGTAACTACTTACCTTACTACTGGCGATGTCCGTAAAATAGTAGACACTCAAAAGAACTTGAAAGATGCAACTGAATTACAAGATAACGATTACATCGTATTCGCTAAAACTGGTGCATTAACTACTACTGCATACTCTGCATTATCCGGTGGTACTAACGGTACTACAATTACTGTTAAAAACTACCAAGATGGCATTGATATGCTTGAACCTTACTACTTCAATACTTTGGGTTACGCTGGTGCGGACGACACAATTAAGAACTTGCTTATTGCATTTACTAAACGTTGCCGTGAACAAAGTGGCGCTAAATTCCAATTAGTGATTCATGGTAAGACTAAAGTCAACTATGAAGGTGTTATCTCCATCCTTAATGACGTAACCGATGAAGGTGCCGAAAGAGGCTCTTTGGTGTACTGGACATTAGGTCAAGAAGCATCTTGTAATATCAATGCTACAGTAGGCAACATGATCTACGACGGTGAATACACTGTAAACGTTAAGTACAAACAGTTCGAACTTGAACAAGCTATCAAAGACGGTATGTTTATGTTCCACAATGTCACTGACTCCGTTGGCGGTAATATCCAAGGCGACGTTCGTGTATTGAAAGACATCAATACATTTACTGAATTCAGTAAAGTTAAAAACCGCGACTTCTCTCTTAACCAAGTCATTCGTGTGTTGGATAACTGGGCAGTTGACGGCGCTAGATTGTTCAATAAAACACATCTTGATAAATCCCCTAATGACCAAGCTGGTCGTGAGTCCTTGTGGGGCGACCTTGTATATCTTGCTGAGCAGTACCAAAAAGTACGTGCTATCCAAAACTTCGATGATAAAGACATCCCAGTACCTACGCAAGGTGATAACAAGGAAGATGTATTGGTTAACGTACAATTACAGCCAACTGTGGCTATGGAAAAATTGTACATGACTGTTGTAGTAGCCTAGGAGGATAACGTATGGAAAATGAAATTTTAGATGCGTTGAAAACGATGGATGCAGCTGACGTTGTTTCTTCTAAATTAGCGTCTTGCTATATCGTAGAGAACGGTAACCGATACTTACTGTTTCAAGCTAAAAAACTTAGCGCAAAAATTAAAAAGAATAAAGAAAAAGTGGCAATCTTGGGCCGTATCGGTGCAGGCAATAAGTCTACCTCCGTAGAATACAGCGGTAGCTTAACAATTTACCACAACACAGCTTTATTCGATAAGATGGTTGAAAAATACTTGAAAACGGGTGTGGATACATACTTTGACATGCAAGTAGTTAATAACGATCCAACTTCTAAAGCTGGTCGCCGTTCTGTGATTCTAAAAGGTGTGAACCTTGATGAATTAACAGCAGCAGAGTTCGACGCTGAAGGTAAATACATCGAACAAGAACACAACTTCACTTATGAAGGTGTTAAGTATGTTCAACACTTTAATGAATTAGACGGGATGCAAGCCTAGTGCTTGCTCCCTTTTTTTAGGAGGTTTTTACAATGGCTGAAAATTTAAGCGCATTCCTTAAACAAAACGTTGATGTAGTCAATGAGACTGAATACGTAGCATCTAAACGTATCAAAGTGAACGGCGAGCCAGTAGCATGGAAGATTAAAACATTAGCTACTGACGAAACAGAAAAAATGCGTAAGAAATACACTAAACGTATTACAGACCGCATCACTCGTCAATCTGAAGAACGATTCGACGCGACTGCATACAACGAAGATGTGCTATCTAAGGCAATCACTTATCCTAATCTTTATGATGCGGAACTTCAAGATAGCTGGGGCGTTACTGAACCAGTTGAGCTTGTAAAAGCAATGCTCACACCAGGTGAATACGCTGACCTTTTGGCAGCAGTAACAGAAGCCCAAGGCTATGATGTAGGCATGGAAGATAAGGTAAAAGAAGTAAAAAACTCCTAGAATCCAATGAAACAGAAACGATGTTCGCATATTTGGCATTTGTTAAATACCATATGCGACCTTCTGTTTTTGCGGATATGGACATGAATGAAAAGGCTGTAGTAATTGCCTTTATTCAGCAACATGCTAAAGATGAGCAAGATGAAATGAATAAGGCAAAAAGGGGGTAATGAATGGCTACACTTTCTAACTATATAAGCCTCTCTACTAATATTCCTAATGCTATGAACGCAGCCGCAAACGCAACAACTAAAGCCTATCAATCCATGAACACGCTACACAATAAGATGAACGGAGTATCGAATGCTAGTGAAACACTAAAGGCTAGCATGGGCGGTATCATGAATAGCTTTGCAGGTAATCTGTTGGCTAGTACTGTGATGAATGGGATTGGCGCTATAAAAGGTGCTATTGAATCGATTCAAGATACTGCTACAGAATGGGCACAGGTGCAAGCTCGCCTTAAATTGGTAGCCGGAAGCCAGGAAAATGCTATTTACCTAAATAAGCAGATATTTGAATCCGCACAGCGTGCAAGAGGCGGGTATTTGGAAATGGCGGACGCCGTAATCCAGGTATCTCAATCCGCACATGACGCGTTCCCGGACCCAAGAAAAGCCGTAGAATTCATGGAAGGTATCCAAAAGGTATTCGCTATTGGCGGTGCATCGAAAGAAGCACAAAAGAACGCCATGCTTCAGTTAACGCAAGGTCTAGCATCTGGTCAATTACAAGGTGACGAATTCAGGTCTATTGCTGAAAACGCGCCTATGATTGAAAACATCATTGCTAAATCTATGGGCGTATCTCGTGGCGAACTTAAGAAGCTAGCCTCTGAAGGCAAGATTACTGCTGAAGTAATTAAAAATGCTATTATGAATAACTTGCCTGAGATTGAAAAGCAGTTCGAATCGCTTCCTAAAACATGGGGCGATCATATGCAGTCGATTAAGAATAAAGCTATTCGAGCGTTCGAGCCAGTGTTCCAACGAATATCTGACCTTGCTAATAGCGAGGGTATCCGTGAGTTAGTGGACAACGTAACGGGAGCTATCCAAATGGTAGCACCGGTATTCTATTGGCTTGTAGGTGTTATCGGTGAAACGATTAATACCGCAGTATGGGCCTTTAATACGTTATCTAACTTTGTTAGACAACACTCGTCTATCATGTATACAGCGATGATAATATTGGGCGGTGTTATGGCGTTCTACGCAATCCAAGCCGGTATAGCAGCCGGAAGAACAATTCTCGCTGCAGGTGCTATGGCGATTAAGGCCGTAGCAGATTGGGCTGAAACTGCTGCACTTTTGGCAATGATTGTAGCTCAAGAAGGATTGAACGCCGCATTATACGCGTGCCCGTTAACATGGGTAATCGGTTTGATTGTTGCAGTTATAGTCGTAATCTACTTAGCTGTAGAAGCTATTAACTATTTCTGTGATGCGAATATTAGCGTACTAGGAATCGTAGTTGGTGCTTTTTGGGCGTTCGGCTCCGCTATTTTCAATGTGTTCGCATTGGGATGGAACATTATCGCAGCATTTGTTAATTTCTTGGCCAACGTATTCAAAGACCCGTTACATGCAGTCGCTAACTTGTTTATCGACATATGGAACGGCATTTGGCAATTCGTAAAAGCTCGGATTAACGATATTATCGATGCTATTAATAAAATCCCAGGCGTAAATATCGATAAAGTAGGCGGGTCTACTGGCGTAATAGAACGATTTGAGATTGCCGGCGGTGAAACTACTGTCATGGGCAAAATGGATTATTCTAGCGTTACAGGGGATTTCGGCGAAGGCTACAACATTGGCGCGAACCTTAGCCTTGGTGATTTGATGCCTAACATGCCTAACATTAAAACTCCTCAAGAGTTTGACGCTAGCAAAATCACTCCAGGTGCGGATCATGATGCAGCCGATAAGACTAAGAAAAACACAGGCAAGACTGCCAAGAACACAGGCAAGATTGCCAAGTCTATCGACATGACAAATGAGGAAATCAAGGCACTCCGTGAAAGCGCTATCGATAAATCGTTGAAGAAATGGCAAGATGCCAACGTGATTCACATTCAAATGAATAACGATGTGGAAATCAACAACGGCACTGATTTAGACGGCTTTACAAGTCAAATCTCGAAAGGCTTGAAAGACGCGTTCGCAATTCAAAGGGAGGGAATCTAAATGTATTACTTCTATATGGGGACGATGCAGATACCGATTCCCCCTAAAGAATTAACCACTACTATCAACGGCAAGAACGAAACAATGGAGTTATTGGGGAAAGGCGAAGTTAACGTTATTAAACCCGCAGGGCTTACTGACCTTGCTTTTAAATTCTTATTGCCTAACTCCGATTATCCATTTAATGAGTCCTTGCTCTTTAAGTCTAAGAAGGCTAAGTACTATATCGATGAACTCGAAAAGCTTAAGACCACAAAGACGATCTTCCAATTTATCGTAGTTCGAATGAAACCAGGCGGACAGATGCTAGCCATGACTAACATGAAATGTACGCTTGAAAACTATGTCATTGAAGAAGATGCGGACAATGGCTTTGACTCGTATGCTAGCGTTACTTTGAAGCAGTGGAAACCTTGGGGTGCTAAACGCATCGAAGTAAAAACTGATAAGGACGGTACTGCAAAAGGTAGCGTTAAGTCGGACAGGCCTACAGACGGCAAGGTAGCCGCATCAACTGCTAAGGTATCCAAAGGGCAGACTTTACAGCAAATCGTTAAGAAGCAACTAGGCAATACGGATAACCTGTTCCAAATTGCAGCACTTAACAAAATCGCTGTTCCTGCTATCTTGGGGGTTGGCCAAATCGTCCAGCTTAAACGAGAGGGTAATAACGAATGGCTATAGATGAAAAGAAAACGGTCGAAAAATCTCAAATCAATGGCACTATCATTCCGTTACCCATGCCTACGCAACTACACTATGAGCTAACCATCAGAAACAAAAGCACTGGTGATTTGTGGCTTATAGAACCCGAAGACGGCGTACAAATTACGAGAGCAGTTGACTGCGTTCCAAGTAAGATGACATTTAAAGTACCTAAAGACCCTAACCTCAATTTTGAAGAAGGTGATACTGTCAAGTTCACCTTAAACGGAGGGGCGGTATTCTTTGGGTACGTCTTTGAGAAACAGCGTGACGGCAAGAATTCTATTTCGGTTACTTGCTATGATCAGATACGCTATCTCAAGAATAAAGACTGCTATGTTATTGGGGCTATGACGGCGACAGAGTTCATTAAAATGGTGGCCGATGACTTTGGCTTGAAATGTGGATATATGGACGATACCGTATGGAAAACTCCTGAGAAACCGCAAACCATATTCAAAGATAAGTCACTGCAAGAAATGATATGCCAACTACTCGATAAAACGGCCATATACACGCCTAATCATGCGTTCTATCATTTGTACGATGATGCGGGCGAGTTACGGCTAGCATCGTTTGAGACTATGAAAACCGATATTTACATTGATGATGAGTGCATGGAAGATGTTCAGTACACGACTTCCATAGACAAGGAAACATACAACTATGTAAAAATCGTCCGTACAGTCCCAAATGGTGCAGCAAGTAAGTTGGAGAATACATTTATAGCTAAGGATGATAAGAACATCGAGAAATGGGGCAGATTACAGTATCTGCTCATTCCTAAAGAAAAGGACGTCAACGCAGTAGCGCAAGCCAAGGCAATCATGGCTCACAAAAACAAGAAAAGCCGTGAGATTAAGTTGAAAAATGTCATTGGTGATGTGCGTGTGCGTGGTGGCTCGTTGGTGTATATCAATCGAAACTTTGGCGATATGATTGTTAATAATTACATGATGGTAACTTCTGTTACTCATACGTTTAAAACAGGATTTCACGGAATGGATTTAGATTTACGATACGTTGATAATGACGCAGCTTATGAAGTTGCGAAAGACGAAGATGCGGAAGCAGTTAAGAAGATTGAAGCTGCTAAGAAAACCAAAGGTACTGCAGTCACTACTGGGGCAGGTGGTACAGCAGGACAAGTCGATACCGCATTCAGCGCTAATGACGGCCGAGTATCTCAATATGGTAGCGTAGGGTGTGCGGACACAGTATGCGCAACGGGCTCCTGGTACAATTCTGATTTGAAAGATGAGTACAACAAAGGTACGGCAAGGGTTGATACACTTCGTCAAAATCTCGAGGCTAAAGGATATGTTACCGAGCAGTTTAACGGCTATGCCAATAAAGGCGATTTATTAATTTATGGTGATGATGATCACGTCGTCATCGCTGATGGCGCCGGTGGTTGTTTTGGTAACTCTTCTAGCCGTGGCTATGCTATGAAATATGGCAACGCAAATTATGCATGGCATAATGACGAGGCACCTACTAAGATTATTCGAATGGGGGCTAAATAATGGATAGCGAGTACATGAAAATCGTTAATACGATTAAAGAAATAGCGAGCACCGTAATATCAAATGGTGAACCTATGGAAGTAATCGTCGGCGAAGTTGTCAGTGTATCGCCGCTTGCTATTAAGATTGACCCTAAGTTAACTGTACCCGAAGAGAATATTATTCTTACCAAAAACACCTGTGAATGGACTATGGAGATGAGCGTTGATCATGTTACAGAAAACCGAGCAGGTGGTGGCGGTATGGCTGAATTTGCAAGCCATAACCATGAGTACAAAGGGCGTAAGAAGTATCTCGTTCATAACCAATTAGTCATGGGCGACAAAGTCATTATGTTGAAGGAAACCGGCGGACAGCGTTACATAGCGTTAGACCGTTGGTATAACCCGAACAGGGGGTGCACGACTAAGTAATGGCAGATAATTTACTATTACCAAAACAAAATAACGATGCCCTTATTCCTGACACAGTGAATTACATTGAACCGTCGCACACGTATGATGTTGATTTTAGAACGGATAGCCAAATTAGGGGATATGCAGATAAGTTGCGAGCTATGGAGCAAGCGATTTATAAAATCATCAATACGGAGCGATACCAATATATTATTTACAGTTGGAATTACGGCATCGAACTACAAGACTTATTCGGACAGCCAATTCCCTATGTGTACGCTGAGTTACAGCGACGCATAGAAGAGGCTTTACTGAATGACGATAGAATAACTAAAGTATACAACTTTGATTTTAGCCACGAAGGTGGTGACGTCATGGTTGAGTTTGATGTAGATACCATCTATGGTACGCTACAAAAAATCAAGAAAGGGGTGAAAGGTATTGTATGAGCATATGACGGCCAATCGAATTGAAAAACGAATGCTCGATAGAGTTAAAGATGAATTCGATCGGCGCGAAGGTAGTGTTATATACGATGCTACAGCTCCGGCAAGCGTTGAGTTTGCAGAACTATATATCCTAGCCGATGTGATTCTGAAACAAGCGTTTGCAACAACTGCAGACCGGGAATTCCTAATACTCCGTGCTGCGGAGTTTAATATTTACCCGGAACCTGCGACGCAAGGCGAATTTGAAGCTCAGTTCAATATGGAGGTACCGATTGGCTCTCGATTTAATTACAACGAATATAACTTTGTTGTTACAGAGGTAATCGACGATACAGAACATAAGTACAAGCTCAAATGCGAACAGTACGGACGCACTCCTAATGCGACTACAGGGGATATTACACCAATTCAGGGTATTAACGGCCTTACCTCCGCTAAGATATTGAAGAATATCACGCCAGGCGAAGACGAAGAAGACACCGAAGTATTCCGAAAACGGTACTTTGATGCTTTGAAATCTAAAGCCTATGGCGGTAATGGCGCAGATTACAAGGAAAAGGTATTAGCTATCCCAGGCGTTGGCGGTGTTAAAGTATACCGCTGTTGGAATGGCGGTGGCACCGTTAAGTTAGTCGTTTTAAATAGTGACTACAAGCCTGCTGCAGATGAATTGATTAAGGAAGTAGAGAACGTGATAGACCCTGCTCCTAAAGGTAAAGGGTACGGCCTCGCGCCTATTGGTCACACCGTTACAATCGAAAAGGCTGACCCAGTATCAATCAACTACCGAATTGAAGTCACCATGATGAGCGGACACAACGTCAATGAAATTCAAACGCTAGCAGAGAACGCTATCAAGCAACGATTACTTCTCCGTGCTAAGGAATGGTGTAATCAAGACGAGAAGGAACATGTTATTCTTCGGACTAGTCTTGTAACGGCGTTAATGGTTGAGCTTCCTAATGTTCTTGACGTCGGTAGGATTACTATAAACGGGGCTTCTGTTTCAAAACTCGAATTAAAGGATAATCAAATCCCTGTATTAGGGACGATTACTTTGGTGACAGTATGATTACAGATTTCGGTATTTTTAAACGTGATATTGATATCTCACAATTCGCCGTTCCCTTAACTCGAGATTCTCGGGATATCCAAGAAATCTATCGAGTGGAGTCGTCTGAATTACAACTACTTTGGGATATCATGCTAGATATCTTTAAAGAAGAGTACATCTATACCGCTGCAGAGTACGGCCTTGAAGCATGGGAACAAATATTAGGCATCAATCCTCCGGATTTGACAGACACAGAAGGACGCAGAAGTGAAATACTATCAGTATTAATCGGGCAGCGTCCTTTTACTATGCCAAAAGTACAAGAAATGCTTAACTTCAAGTTTGGCAATCATGTAGTAAAGCACTCTGTTGTATCTGATAGATACGAGTACTGGCTAGATGTAGTCGATGGATTTGAAACACAGCTCAACAATATTGTCGATTATGTTGAGCCGTTAATACCTAAGAACTTAATCATCAAGACAAAAAGTACTACAAACCTTAACGGCGAAATATATGTAGGCGCTATATCTGATGTATACGAGTCCTTCCATGTCGGAGCGGCATTAGACAAGCTTGATTTCAAAGTAGGCTCTGACATTAACATAGGCATGAGCTTCGACGTATTAGAAACAATTAAAGTATAAGGAGAACACATGGCTTCTATTTATCCAAATACACGATTAACCAATTATGGCCGTGAGTTAATCGCAAGATCGCAAGCAACCGGTAAGAAGTTGCAATACATTAAATTAGTTACAGGTGACGGTCAGCTCGATAATCAAAATATCGATACTATGACCTCCGTACTAGCTCCAAAATTAGAGTGCCCGTTCACTTCGGGCGGTGAATTCGTAGGCGATGGCCAATTTAGAATTGAATTCGCTGTTGGCAATAGCACAGTAAATAGCGGGTTCTTCGCTAGGGAGTTAGGCGTTTACGCTAATCTCGAGGGTGAATCTGATTCCGCTGCTAGACTAATTGCATATAGTAACGGCGGGAACTATGCTTCCTATATTCCGTCCAAGGAGACACCGATTAATTCTAAAGTATTTTCTTTAGATGTAGTAATCGGTAATTCTACGAACGTAACTGTTAAGAAGATTGATGCGGCGTATCTGACTAGAGGGGCCTTAGATGCCCATAACCGTGATACAAGTGCACACCCCAATATCACAGACCAAATTAAGGCAATTCTCGGAAGTGCGAACTGGAACGATTCCCCGGCAAGTACACTTGTTGCAATTAAAAACTTGTTAGGGCAAGGTGCTATTGTTGCATCTAAACTCGATGCTAGCGCAGGCTTTGTTAAATTCGCTAATGGTTTCACTATCCAGTGGGGAATTGGTGGCCAAGATAACGTAACTAAGTCAGAGGTACGATTC